ATCTTGTGTGTTTTCCACTGTATTCTCTACTTCGTTTTCCATATTCTCTCCTCTCCCAGTTTCTACTAACTACATTATCCTGGGGTAAATAATGCGATAGGCGACAAATTATAATTAAAGTACAAATGAGAATTGTCAGCCACTTCTAGCTGTACCGATACTAGGCGAATTGAAATACGCAGTTTACACGCCAGATATAAACTGGAGGTGCAATGTCAATTTGGTTCGCAGACTGTTGCTATGCGATACTATATATAGTACCACCATATGTGGGATAGACAAGTATTAAAGTTCGGTTAATCCTGTAACTCTACGACCTGTTCTTGTAGCACCTGTTGTTGGTGCAAACTCTGATGCTTGTTCTTCTCTAAGTCTTTGTATTTGTTGTATTTCTTCAGGACTTTGGAATACTGCTGCTTCTGTAAATTCCTCTAATCCAAATCTCTCTTCTTCAGCAACACCTTGTTGTGCTTGTAGTTCTTGTAACTGTGGTAATTGTAATTCAGCACTTGTAAAGATTTGTCTTGCTTGTGCTTGTGTAACACCAGCTCTTTGTAATCTCTGTGCCAGATCGCCTGTAATACTAAATCCTGCTCTTGCTGCTTCTCCACCTATTTGTGCTGTAGTTATTCTACCTGCAACAATCTCTTCACCTACTGTTGGGTCTAATGCACCAACAAAAATAGCTTCAGGTGTTAAATCTAAACCAAAGTTCTCTCTATAAAAAGATTGTACTTCTGGTATGTTTTCTTGTATACCTTGGAATGTAGCATCTACTCTCTGTGCAAATTCTCTAGCAGATACTTCGCCTTCAATAAGACCTGTAAATCTATCTGTTAGTAAATCAACTGATGTATTTCTTGGAATACCATATTCTTGTAAAGTACCTATATAACTTTCTTTTAATCCTGTGTATGTAACTTCATCAAACTTAACTGTGCCATCTGGTCTTTTATTACCAGGAAATGCTATCTCATATGCAGGACTTCTTCTAACTTCTGCAATAGCTACTTGTGGATCTCCTGTTCTTGCCCACTCATTAGCAAACAAATCAAGAATATCTAATGGCATATTAGGATATAAACTTTTTGCTAATTCCTCATATGTTGCCATTATACATTAACTCCTGTCTGGCTTACAGAACCTTGTCCTAACGCTTGTTGTAATGCTTGTGTTGCATCTGTAGTAACTTGTGTTATATCTTGTTCTAAGCCCTTCTCTCTAAGTGTAGTTTGAGCTTTAGCAAAGTCATTAGTTTTAACCATTTCTTGCCACCAACCTTGTGTTTCATCTGCTGTCTGACCCCATACAGAAGTGGTTAAGTTTCTCCAAGGTCTTGCTATATCTTCGTATGTAAGTTCTGGATTTGTGTAATTACTAAACGCAGCAAGTCTTGATTGTTTAAGTGATTCTATAAGTTTATCTTGATAGTCTGGGTCACTTCGTAACTTACCTGCAATATCGGCTTTTTCATCATCTGTCAAAGCACCTAAAGTAGGTCCTAACCAAGTTGTGTATAATTCTCCTACTTCTCTTTCTTTTTCTGTTGTTCTGTCTATACCAGTTATAGAAACAGTATCTAAATATGTTTGAAATGCACTATCTTTTATACCAGGTGCATAAGGGTCAGCAAATAGTTTTATTTGTTCTGATGTATAAGCATCACTCCATTCACCACTAACAAATTTAGAAGCCATCCAATTACTAACAGATTGTGGAGCATTAGATACACCTGCTGCTCTAAGTGAGTTAGCTACAGCAAGTTCTGCATCTGTTTTAAGTTGTGCTGCTGTTGTTGGATCAGAGTAATAAGTTCTTAGCCATTCTCTTTGTGCTTCGTTATTAGTTTGATACCAAGTTGTAGATTGCCATTCTGCATCTGATACAACTCTTCCTTCTAAAGCAGCTTCTGCAATAAGTGATAACATTTCTGGGTCTTTAATCCAAGGTGCTACTTGTGCTTGTTCACTAACAGTTTCTCTAAAACTAGCAAAAGGGTTATCTATTTCTGATGTAAGCTGATCTGTATTACCAAATACAATAGTTGTAGAATCAAATAGTTCTTTAGGCATAGTTCTATTAACTGATGGAATTGGTGCTTCTGGAGATATTAAACCTGCTTTTACTAAATCGTTTTCTACAACTGTATATGCCATATACATTGGTTCACCATCATAAACTTCTCCACCTGCACCAGGTACTTGATAAGCTAAATATAATGTTCCATCAACATCCCATAGAAAAGCATTTTCAGGAATATTTAAAAAATCTTTTTGTCCAGAATCTACAAGTTGTGAAAATTGTTCAGAAGCTTGTCCAGGACTAGAAGTTGGTTCACCCGTTACTAATAATGGGTCGCCAGGTCCTGCATCAGAATAATCTTTTGTATCATATCCTGTATTACCTACACCAACAACACTTTCTCTTTCATTGATTGGAGTAGAAGCATCTTCACCACCATAGTCACCTGGGTAATCTTCTGTTAATGGTTCTGATTGTGTTGCACCTGCATAACCTTCTCTACCTGGTATTTCACCAGCTAACAGTCTTTCGTATTCTGATTTTTCTTCACCAGGTCTTTTTTCTGTATTTGCTGTTGTCCTAGCTCCATTAGGTCCATAAACTATTACCTGTGCCATTATAGAATCTTAGCTCCTGACCCACCAGTTGATTTAATTTTCTTAGGTTTTGCTTTTTCAAACATCTTTTCTTCTTGTACTCCAGGTTGTATTTTTTGTGTCGTTTCCATTGTATCAGTATTTTTAGGTGTTGTTGGCACATATCCAAATCCTGTAGCTAAACCTTGCTCACCAACTCCTTTAGCAATTTCTCCTACTTTCTTTATAATAATATCAGTAGGCATTACTTTTTCTCCTGTAGTTATTACTTTTTCTATAAATTCATAATCTAAATCATATTGTTCTAAAGGAACAGGAGGTATATTATAAGGTGCTGTCATAGAGTTAAACATATTTGTTGCTGTTCTTTTAAATATTGTTGGTATTTCATCATATTCTTTATAAGCAATAGCTGTAATCATAAGACCTAATACGCCTAATTCCCATACATCTACTGCATCTGCTACACCACCAGGAGTTGCTAAGTTCTTTGCTCTACCTTGTACTAAATTGTTAAATTGATTTTTTACAGTAGTAGATAAAGGTAAGTTATCAAGAAAACTTGTAGTTGTTTTTGCATATTCATCTATCCAACTGTCAAATACTAACGGATCATTTAACTTAGCTGCTCCAAGAGAACCACCAGGTGTGTCTGGTACTACATTTGTAGGTGTGTCTGACAGTAACTGAAATTGAGTTCCTTCAGGATTAACAAAAGGGTCAAGGTTTACATTAGATAAAGCATTTTTTAATTTAGCGAGTTCATCAGGGTTGCTACTGTATAAATCTAATTTATACCTAGGATTATCTACATCTCCTAATTCTTCTATTGCATTATATACAGCTGATTTTCCCTCATCAAATTTTGGAGAGTTTTGTATTGCATTTTCTCCTATTCTTGCTGTGTCATCTAATTCTAATTTTACAAATTCTCCTTTTGAATTTTTAACATATATATTTAAATTATTTTTATCTATTGCTTCTACAAGTTTTACAGTTGGAGTGTTATGCCATTGGTTAGGATAATCTAAAGTACCTATTTTATTAATATCATCTACTACATTTGTAGGTGTGTCTATAATTTGTAAATTGTCATCTAAATTACTTACATTATCTAAAAATGTTCCTTGCAATCTGCCCATATCATCAGACATAACTAATTCATCTAATGTTACAATATCTAAAAATTCTTGTGTTGAAACAAAATTATCTAATCTTTTAATGTTATTAGGATTATCAAGATCAAATCCTTTTGTTTTTAATTCATCTAATAATAACTGTACATACCTTCCGTGAGTTTTATCACCTAGTGCTTGATACTTAGCTTCAATAGCTTGTATAGCTTCTGATAAATCATTTTTAGTTATTAAATCATCTACTACATTTGTAGGTGTGTCTGTACTTTCTAAAGTATTTGGTATTGTAATATCATTTTCCAATGTAGTTGGCAAAGTTGTTTCTACTGGAAATGTATCATAATAGTCTAGTAAAACACCTTTCATACCTTTACCTTCTGTCAATGATTTTTCAAAAGACTTCCGTGTTTCCCAATCTCCACCTTTACCAGTAAGAGAAAATTCAAAATCTACAATAACTTCACCATCTGGAAAAACTCTCTGAACTTCTATACTTGTATCTTTTGCAATTTTGTCAATATCAGGTATATCTGTTCCTGATAGTCCTTTTTTTAAAGGCATATCATCTATGCTTGGAAATTCAAACTTAAATTGATATAATACTCCACCTACATTTTCTTCATAAAATACTTTACTTACTTCTGCAAAAACTGGTTGTGTTGTATCAGGTAATTCTTCGTATAAATGTTTTATTAAATAAGTTTTAAATGATTCGTTATTTTCAGCCATTGTTTACTGCATCCAAGTATTGTTGAAATGCCTGTTCTACAGTTTGTGCGTATTGATTAACCTGTTCTACTGGTGGTTTACCAATATCCCCTCTTTTAGTTTGTGCTTCCACAACAGCATCTTCAAATCTTCCTGCTCCTGCTGGAACTTGTGAATCAAAACTTGGTCGCATACCACCTGCATTAGCTTTAGTCATAGCATCTAATATCTGTGCAGCAAAAACATCATTCATATTTCTTTGATTATCAATCACAGGATCTGTTTGTGGACCTTCAATTATTTGTGGAGGAGTAAATGTTTCCATTGGAACTTCCATAGTCATTAGTTCTTCTCCAATAAGTTTGTTCATAGTAGCTACATAATTTTCTACATTAGTGCCATTAGAATCTTCTTGTGTCATATCAAGCGTTCCTGTATTCTTTAAATCATCTGCATCTCCAGGTCCTGCAAACCAAGCAACAGATACTAAATCCCAAGAACCAAATCTATTAAAATATTCTTGTACTTTAAATTTAGCAACTGCATCTTGTGCTGCTTTATCTTTCCAATCAGCACCTTCTAATCCTGCTTGTTTTGACCATTTGTTCCAGTTAATATCTAATATGCCATATCCACCAAGAGCTTGTACTCGTATAGGTTTACCAGTAGCAAAATCTTCTATAGTACTAGGTGTATGTTCAGCCATATAATTACCTGAACTTTCTTTCATAAGCAACGCTTTTAAATATATATCTATTAGTGCTGGGTTTGTATTCATTAAATCTTTGTTTTCTTCCATAATGCTACCTTGGGCTACCTGTGATACTATTAAGAATGATACTATTAGTGGCTTGAATATCCCCATAATCTTTTACTCTTTCCCTCTCTTCAGCAGTTATTTGCTGAAACTTATCATACAGAGCTGCACTAGGATCTATTTGAGTTAATCCTTTTTCTTTTATGTATTCTGCTTGTGTGTGATTACCATAGTCAGCTAAGTTTTCTGGTGTTGCAACAACATCTTTCTCTGCTTCTTGCAACAACATTACATCTTGATTATAGGCTTTTTCTGATTCTGTCATATAAGTATTTGCTAAAAGTTTTAATTCATACGGCATTGGATCTCTTCCTAATTGCTGTTTAAAAGTGTTATTTATACTGCCCACAACAGATTGATAGTCAGGTGGTAAATACGCATCTGGTTGCGTAGGTATTGAAACAGGATTTTGTATGTAACTTTCTAGTATATTTTCCCAACCACTTTCTTCTTTGCCAATACCAACAGTATTAGCTTGTGCCATAATATCGTACATAATTTTTCCTTCAACACCTCTTTGCCATACACCTGGTCTAAAAGGTTTACCTGCTTTAGGTCCTAGAAGTCCTGCATTAACAAGTTGTACTTGTAAATCAATAATTTTGTTAGGAGATAAATTAACAAACCCAAAGTTTTCATCTCCATCTTGGTAAAAATTATCTTTATAATTACCTACAGTTGTTTTTTCTCCTTTGTAAGTTATTGGCGTTTCACTATCTACCCCTATAAAAGGGTCACTTTGATAACCGAATTGTGTTGGGTCAAATCCTGCAAATATATTATCTTCGTCTGTTGGGGGATTTGCTTCTTCAAATATACTTACATAAGTACTCCAACCTGCTTGTAGAGCTACTGCTTTTGCATCATTATAAGTTTGTGCAGAATTTATTGCATCAATCTGATCTTGCGTTGGTTTTATATTGCTACCTGTATCATTTGCAATTAATTGAAATATTTGTTCTTTAAATTTTTCTAACATAATTTATCCATTATTACTCTCATTTAATTGTAGCAACAAATCATCTTCATATTCAGCTTGTAATTCTTTTGCTAATAATTGGTCAAAGATAGGTCCAAACCTAGGATTTTGTGTAATCAGAGTGTCTGCATATTGTCTTAATGTTTGTCTAGCTCCTGCATAGTTTTTTGATGTTTTCCAGATAGTTTCTGAATCTACTGTTGCTTTTGTAATATTTATTAGATTTTGTCGTTGTGCTAAATAAAGTTTTATACTTTGCACTTGTTCATTATCTTGTAATTTAGGGTCATCAACCATTTTAATTAATTGCTCTATTTGCATATCAGTTGATGGTTGTGTTGGTGAACCCACAATACCTGGTTGACCATATCCCCAATACTGGTCCATAAGTTGTTTCTTATAGTCATCTCTTATAGCTTTTGCAGCATCTGTATTATTACCAGATATACCAATTTCTCTTTCGTACTGATCCATAGCAACTGCACCTAATAATTTGTTTTTAGCTATTGCAAATTGTTCAGGTGTTCTATATACTCTTTTATTTTGTTCTATACCTTCACGATAGGCAGGATAAGAAAACTCTGCATAAGAAACAGGTGGTTCAAGATACCAAGCAACAAGTGGGTATTCTTCGTATAAATCTTTGTTTTCTTTATACCAATCATATCCTTCTCCTGTTACAGGAAATTTCTCTATAGAAACTGTTTTAGATACAGTTAAAGCTAAAGGATTGAAACCAAATTTTTGAATAAATTTTTGTGTTGCTAGTGTGTCATCATAGTTGTTAGAAATCTTAATACTTCTGTATTCATCAGCTAATGTTTCTAAAAAAAATACATTTGAGTTTTCATCAGTAATGTCATAAATAGGACTTGATACTCCTGATGGTCCTAAGAATTGAGAAACAACTCTAATTGCAAAAAGACCTTGTGCTTTTTCAACAGCTAAATCCATTCCTTTTTTAAAACCTTCTTCATTGCTGTCATCAATAAGACCTGCATAAAGCAAGGCTTCGTAGGTGTCCATTACTGTATTACCAAATACTCCTTGTGCGTTTTCTTCTTTGTTAAAATATAATTTTTTGAATTTATCAAGCCAAGCAGGTTTAAAACCTAATGCTTTAGACCACTCACCTTCAACACTTAAATCAGGTGCAGCAAAATCACCGAATATAATTTTGTTAGCAAAACTTTCTTCTGGGAAATTTTGAAAGAAGTAAGCTGCTGGTATTCGTATAGTAGGACCTACACCAGGCAAAACAGTTGCTGCTATATTAAGACTTTGTGCGTAAACTGGTAAGTTAACATTTACATTAAGATTGTTTTCAGTTTCTCCAAACATCCAATCCTGTACTAATCCTTGTCCAGGATAATTAAATACAACAGAACCATTAGTAGGGTTTTCAAAGAAAAAACCTTTTCCAGTGTCTGTAAACTCATCTGTTGGTTGTGTTGCTCCAGACCATATTGTTGAACCTCTTGATGCAATAGCAGGATTTGAACCTAAAAGTTTTGTCCAAGTAGTTAATACTTCTTGATACGCATTACCGAATGGAAACACCCATCTAGCAACATCCCAAAATCTGCGACTTTCTGTAATGTCATAAAGCAGTTCTTTTGTTTTTTGTACAGCTGAACCTTTAGCTAATTGTTCAATTAACTCTGGATCATCAATCCCTTCATCACCAGCAGAAACTATTTTTCGCCATCTCTCTATTTGTTTTTTGTTTATACCAGCTTCAGCAGCACCTTTTAAAATTTTATCTTTTACTGCTTCAGAACTAATAGAAATAAGTTCTGCTGATTTGTTCCAATAAGTAGATTTAAACACAGGTATTCGTGACATATTGTTTGTTGGTCTTGTCATAAGCCATTCCATACCAAGATTAACTGCCCTATCGTAAAAGTTAGTATCAAGAGTTATTGGTTTAGTTCTGTGTTTTACATCTACAGTTAAACTATCACCAAATTTATCAACATATTCTTTAATAGCTTTATTGATATTTTGTTCATTTGTTTTAGCAATTTCTCTTTGTCTTTTAGCACTTAATTGTCCAGCATCAAATAATTCTTTTTCAGCTTTAGTTGCAGAACCTCTTGCAATTTGTTTTATATCTATTATCTGACCTGCTGCATTTTTAAATTTACCAGTTGCTAGTAACTCCCACATTTCAGCTGTAATATTTCCATCTTTAGATAAATCAGCAGTTATTGCATCACTTAAAGTATCAAGAAATTGTCTAATGACAGTTCTGTCTGTAGTAGTTTGCAATACTTGCAAAACATTTTCTTTGTTAGTGCTGGTAGATATAGAAAGCATTGCTTCTCTTAATTCATTACCTTCTGTTAACATATCATCAATAAGTTGTTCAGTAGCTATAGACCTTCTAGCAGATTCAATATCTGAACCTTGTAATTTTATTTTTGCTATTGCTTGTGTTAATTTACTATCTAAATAATTATTAATTACTCTGTACTGACCTTCATTCCAATTTCTAGTATTAGGATTTCCTACACCAGTTTGTTGTATTATGTCTGTTGCTTCTCTCTGTACAACTTCCCAATCTACTTTTTGTCTAATAGTATTACCAGTCAGATTGTCAAAAGCTCTTGATTCAGCTTCTCCAATACCAGCTTCAAAAACACCATTGTTTAACCAACCAGATCGTGCAGCAGATGGTCTAACATCAATTAAACCCATTCTTCCTAATATGCTCATTGGATTAAGGTAATTATCTCTAATACCTAGTACACCATCAGCTAACGCTCTTAATTGTTCTTCTGCAATAACTCGTACAGTCCAAGCAGGTCTTAATAAAGCAATCGGTTTAAATATTTTACCTACATAAAGATCCATTGCATAATCTATACCTTTTGAACCAACAATATCAGCAGCTTTTAAAAACTGTCCTTTCATACTTTTATCTAATGTATTAACTAACTTCACTACTTCTGATACATCAGGTAAGCGTATATCTCTTGTTAATGTTGATTCTAAAATTGGTTGATTTGCAAATGTATTAAATCCTTTATTTATATCTTCAGCTGACCAACCTAGTTTTGTAAGCTCATCTCCCCATAGAATTTTCATTTCATCTGGTAGATTACTTAAATTGGTGTAAAGAGATTTATTTTTTGTAACATCATCAGATACTTCACCTATATATTTAGTCAAGTTAGTAAATACTGATTGTGATAATGCTTTGGCTCTAATTTTTCCATTAGCACTTAATGTTTTAGAAGTTTCAAAACTTTCATCAACTATTTTTCTCAATGAACCCATATCTTCAATAACAGCATTTACAATAATATTACCTCTAAGAAATGGGTCTTTAGTTTTAGTTGCATCTAATTTATCAAGTAATTGTGTAAGTCTTTTATTTCTATCAAAACCAAGTAGATTGGATTTTGGGTCTATACTTTTTAAGAATTTTGTGTAATTAACTATTAGCTGATCAGGATTGTTAGCTTTTAATTTTGTTTGATAACCAGCACCAAAGTATGTATCTAAAAACTGTGGTAATCTACCTACTTTTTGTATCTCTGGTATCATACCTTCTGTTGATGCAGCTAAGACATTAGCATTTTTCATTAATAACTCTTTAACTTTTAAAATACCTGATTGACCTTCTTCAGTTATATTTTTCAAATCATTCATAAATTTAGTCGTATTACTAGCAAGTTGTTCATCAGTCATTATGTATTTGTTAACAAATTTAAAATTAGATTGTTCAAGAATAGTTGCTGGTTTATCTTTATTTTTTAATAAAAATTCAGCTATGTTATCTCCAGAAGGACTATTAATAACATCTTTTACTGTTCGCTTACTAAATGATTTTCTAACATAACCATTTAATAAACCAACACTTGCAGCTGCTTCATCTGATAAAGCTAACATTTTAGTTCCAGCTTTAACACCTTTAGCTGCTTTACCAACAATAAAAGTAGGATCTAGTAAATTTGCTCCTAAATCAACAACACCTGTCCAAAAATCGTATGCTCTATCATCTGGACCTGCTATAAAATTTAAAGGAGGTAATTGCCAAACTACTCTACCAAATGTTGCTTGTGTTCCTTTTCCTCTTGCTTTAAGTTCACGAGCTACTTCTTCAGGCATATCTACTTTTCTTGATTCTTCTTCAATTAAAGTCCATATATTTTGACCCATACTTTTAGCAACTGTTTGTCTTGCAAACTCTGGACTTGCACCATTGTCTATAAGTTCTTTATATTGTTTTGTATCTTCAGGATTAGTGTCACCAAAAATAGCTGTACCAAAATCTATAACTTCTCCTTTTTCCCTTTTAGCATCCCAAATTTTGTAAGGACTTACATCTGCTTTTTGCCAAGGATTATCTACTCCTTGTTGTTTTAAAGCTATTGCTCTACCAACTCTAGGAAAAGTATCTTCCCACACAGAGCGTAATCCCATAAAGGTTTTTTTAGTGTATAACTCCCTAAGACTTGAAACTGTATCAGGATTAATACCTGATTGTTTTGCTAGTGAATTTTTTAATCTCTCAAAAGGTCCTTCTTTATCTCTACTAAAAAAAACATTAGTTTTTTCAACTAATGAATTATCTGCATTATTTTTGGATAGTTGAACCATAACTGATTCTGGAGTTGCAAAACTTGTTTGATTTATTTTACTTAGCTGTTCAGCTTTATCTTCACTAAAATCGTTGTACATTATAAGTACTCTAGTAAGCTGTCATCTCCAGTTGCTAACCAGCTTTCATAAATAAAAGATTTTACTTCATCTATTCCAGCTTCTTGTGTATTTACTGGTGACACACCAGGTCCAAATGGCAAACCTGATGTAACAGGTTCGTTTGGTCTTTGTGTTTCAGCAAACACATCCATTTGTGGCATAGGTCTTATAGGTCTTGATTGAACTTGTGGTGTTGAATCTTTTGGCATACCAGTAACTTTAGCTTGTTCTTTTAGTTGTTGACCTTCACCATAAGTAGTACCAGCTGTTAAACCTGGTATAAGACCTCTAGTGTTATCCTGCGTATTTCTTGCAGGAGGTGGAACATTAGTATTTCTTTTACTTATTCCTTTGTTACTCGGTGATCTCGCCATCTTCATCCTCTTCTTCTTCTTCAAAAAACTGAAACGCTGAACTTATAACCATATAGCCAAATGGAAATACTAAAGGAGGTAGTTGGTCTATATACATTTTACCTTTAGGTTTAAATACATCCTCTTCTAAGATTATGTCATCACCTAATTCATCTACATCAACTAAGCAGAAATCTACTATCTCTTCAAACTTTTTATTAATAGACATTATCCTCCTAGTCCACCAAGTAGTTGAGCTATGCCAGGTGGAGGACCTTGTGGTGGCAAGGCACCTCCTCCAAGCAATTCTTGTTCAGCCGTAGGTATCTCTGGCTCTTCTGCTGTAAAGAACTTATCTAAAATATTTTGCATATCATCTGGATTCTTTCTTATCTGCACAACAGCCATAGTTGCCTTTGGATCGCCCTGTTGGGCTTGTGCTAACAATGTATCAAACAATACACTGTCTGCTTTTTCTTTTGTAATTCTATCGTTAACTCTAACAAGATTATCTAAACCATCAAGGTTCTCTTGTAGTGTTTGTCTGTCAATAATACCAGCTTGTAGTAACTGTAATCCTGTCACTATCTTCTGTGGTTCATCATATCCAGCCATAGCTCCATACACTCTTCGTGTTTTGTAAGAAGTTATATCTTTAGCTGGGTCATAAGTTTCTGAATAAAAAGTATTGTTCATATAACCAGATAGTGATTTAGAGTTACCACCATACATCTTTGCATCCCACTCTAATCTCTTACTATCAATCATCTCTATAGCATCAGACATTACTGTGTGATACTCTCTAATCATAAGTGACATAGATGCACCTAACTCTTCAAGTCCTCTACCAGTAGCAAATGCTAGTGGTGACTGTGAATCATCAGTTGTAGGATATGAACCACCAACACGAAGTTGTCGTTCTATTCTATCTATCTGTTGGAAAATCTGATAAGGAACATTAGATGCTGGTTTGCTTACTTGTGTACCTGGAGCTAAATAGTTAACAGCAAATCTACCTTTACGATATTGTCCTGATTCTATTTCTCCAGAGATGTTTGTTTCTGTAAACACTGCATCTTCCATTGCTATTATTGACATCACATTAATTTTTGCCATAGAAGCCATAAGTCCTATGATCTGGTCATACTGTCCTTGCAATCTGTCAAAGGCAAATTTCTTACCAATAACAAATGCTGGTCCACTATCTAGTGGATTAGGTATGAAGTCAAGAATAGTTGCAGAGGTCATATGGAAAATATAAGTTCCTTCTAGGTTGTAATACTCTGCTATTAAGTCGCCATCACCATTACTGTTAGCCCAAGAGCCATTGTACTGGTCAGTGTAAGCAGAAGCATACGCATTACCTACACCCATAAATTCTGTGTTGTATGTATCGTTAGACATAATCTTGTCTGCAAACTTAGGATAAGTTCTTGCTAACGCATCTTTAGGAACTCTTCTAACAATAGCCATATCTTTAGGTTGCTGGTCTGCACCAAAGTAACCTGGGAAACAGTTGTATGGGTCACGAAGTTCTGCACAAGGATAAGGTGTACCATTTGCATCTTTCTTTTCTCTAATTACCCATACAGAGAAACCATAACCTGGTAGCCATCTACCAACTTGTGGCATTTGTAAATCTAGTTTCTGTACCTCATCATACGCATTAACAATCCTTCCAACCTTTTCAGCTTTCTGTCTTGCTCTATCGGAATCTTTACCATTAGGTACATCTACTTTTAAGTTAGGAATACGACCAATTTTTTGTGCCAAGTGTTCTAGTCCTGACATCATAAGGTTTGGTACAGGTACTTGCCAGTCTTGGAAACCTTTTAGGTTATCACCTAGTAGAGCCTGAATACCATCAGGTCCACCATTCATAATTGCACGAATACGACCTCTAGTGCTGTAAGCAGCTTGATTGTCAAAATGCAAATTAGTTATTGCGTGTTGCAACTGGTCTGGTGTCATTTTATCCCCAAGGGCTTTCGTTCATATCGGTTATATCCCATTCTCCAAAACTAGGTTCATAATCTAATCCTACCTCAGCTAATCTTTCTTTTTGCATTCTTCTTATAACTTTCATTGGAAACCAAGAAGCCATAACAACATCTGACTTATTATTTCTACCTGATTGCTTACTAGCACCAGTAGAAAAATAAATTAGTTGCCTACGATATATATTACTCTTTGTTTCGCTTTCTGCACTACCATACGGCAAACTTATTAGTTCCTCTTTAAACAATTCTCGCATACTTCCTACACCAAAGATAGGATCAAATTTGTTTTTCTGTGTCTGATGTCCTTCAAGATATATACCTGTTCTTGAACAGTAATCTTTTAAATCTTTGTCTTGTCGTATAGCTCTCTGAAAACCATTCTCTTCAATAACCCAGTGTGATAAGTTATACATCTCGTGCCATTTCTTAATGGTTTGTTTAGCTTGTATAACACCACCACCTTCTTGATTCTCTATATCTACCATATACATTTTTCCTGTGTCAGAGTTTACTGCCCACAAGAAACAGGCTTGATAACCTGTAGAAGCTGGGTCAAGTCCTGCAATTAAATGTGTATTTGCTGGTACCTGCCCAATAACTCTGTTTACATCTCTGCATACATCAATCTCTTCTACATCAAACATTGTAATACCATCAACAAATGCTTTGTTAAGATATACCATCTCAAAGATAGCTTTACCACCTGTGGTTTCAGCTGCGTGTAATCTTGACAATAACCATTTGTAACTACGCTTTCCTGCCCATAACATACAATCTTGATGTAACTCTATATCGTTCTCTGGAAGTACGCACTCTGTGCTATGTGCTTCTTCTACGATTGTGGTCATCTCTGGGTTCTCTAAAAGAAAGTTATATAAATCTTCTGGGTGCTGTCGTGAACCAATGACTACAATAGCAGTATGTTCTTCTTTACGACTAGAGAGTGTTGTTGTCCACCATTGTCTAGTTTGTTCCCTAGCACTTGGCTGTACTGTGGTTCCGTGATCCTCAATGTCATCAGCAATAATCAAGTCACAGTCACGAGAAAGTATCTTTCCACCCTTACCAACTGCAACCATTGTTGGTGATTTAATTCCAGTTACTGTTCTTGTAGCTGTTGTAAACTGTCCTGATGTCCAAGACTTACCAGATCTATTCTTAGGTTTAAATGTTTGTCCTGGTCCACAGAAATCCTCAATAAGTTTTTCGTTATGTTCTAAGTGATCAACTACTGCACCTACTGCGTTTTTAGCTATCTCTTCATTACCACCAACCCACATAATCCTTACATTAGGATTTCTACATATCTGCCATATAGCAAAGTGTGTAAGTAAGTCAGTCTTGCCGTGTCGTGGTGGACTAAGAATCATTTGTTCTCCACCTGTATCAATAGCATCTAAAATAGATTGAATCCATCTTTGGTGAAAGTCAGCTGTTTCGTATTTATCTCCAGTTTCTGTTTGGAAATACCTATCTCTAAAATCTTCAAACTTTTGTAAGGACTTAATAGCTTCTTCAGGTGTTGACCAATCTTCTCTTTCTATTGCTGTAGTTTTATCTATGCGATACGCATTGTGCATTTTATTAACAATATCTTTAGCAACACCAATAATTCTTGCTACATCAGATTGTGTTATGGTTTTATTCTCTACAAGCGTTGCATAGCTTTTAACATACTCTTGATAGTGTTCACCACGATTTAATGTGGTTTCGTTTATATCTAATTTATCTATAGCCTCTAAACGCTCACGCTCTTTAGCTCTTTTGTATTTAGCTCTGTTAGAACATTGAGTTGAACAATAACGGCTATTACCATTCTTGATAGTAAATTTTTTCTCACAACCTGTATTGCTACATTGTCTGCGTTCAGCCATTACTTCTTTTTAATCTTTTTGACTTTACCATTCTCTGTTCTTGCAAACTTATGTGTTTTAGTTTCACGAATTAAGGTACCAGAGTATCTTTTGCCACCCCACATCCAACTAACTTTTTTAGCCATTCTCTCTCCTTACCAAGCTCTACACGACCAATATCGTGCAGTCGTTTTATCCTTAGCTGTGCTGCACTTGTGTCTAGCACGAAACGAAGCACGAGCTGCAGGATTGTTTTTCCTAATCTTCATATTAGGGTCGCCAAACATTATTTTCTTGACTTTCCCATTTTTCATTACAAAGACTTTAGATTTCTTACGACCATAGCCAGGCTCACCCTTTCGTATAGGGCTTGGTGAGTTTAACTTCACCTTCATACCTCGCCATTCAGCCATTACTTTCTCTTCTTTACTTTATTTTTTTTCATAGCCTTTTTCGGCTTATATCCTTTACCAGGCATTATATCTCCTATACTATATCTTGTATGAGTGATTATATCAAAGGAAAGCAATATCCTAATCATAAACCCTCTACAACATATAGTAGTGGAAGAGTCTGCGTTCACAAGGAATGCAGCACAGTTATTTCTAAATACAATAAGTTTCGGCACTGTAATAACCATAAACCTAGATCATATCCAAGAATCAAAGGCAGAAATGCTCCTAGTGATTTACAAGAACCATTGGGGTAAAAAAAAATTTTTTATTCACAAGCTGGACATAAGCCTGTTCCTGTTTCATCCCAGTAAGGAGATAAACATTTATCACAGTCTGCTACAGGTATATCCTTCATAGGTTTATCGTACCATACCCTAGAAGAACTAGGGGTTTTTTGGTTAATCACAAACAGGGAAGTGTTTTGATATATTCATTATATACCAGATAAGAAACTAAGTCAATAAACAAAACCCTGTATTGCTACAGGGCTTTGTACTCGTACAGTCTGTCCATTTACTGTAATGAAAAATATGAAATCCACAAACCTTTCCATCCCACCATTATTAAAGATGTTAAGCTCTCTTTCTTTCATAAATTGAATCATATCCTCATATGATTATCTGGATTTTCCAGATACTTGCATATTACTTATCGTGTGATATTATGACAACAACAAACAAAACATTTCTCTAGCTCTTAGGAAAGGAATGTTGGATCAACACTAAAGGGAAAGTGGATTAGCTAGACCATCATAACTAGGGTTAAAGCCTATTACTTCACATATTTATTTGTTACTATTTTTAGTTCATTCTGGTTTTGGGAGGGAGTGACACAGGGTTAGAACCACAATAAAAGATATACAACTAGAATAAACATTATGAAATGCACAGAGTGTAAAGAACCACTCAAACAGATCAGAGATAATACTTATTACTGTATTAGCAGTATTACTAACTGTAGTTTATCTACCAAGACAGTGCATATTTCTTAGTAAAAGTTTCCAAGGATTTACTGGTGTGTTACGCTACGCTAAGGCACACACAACATTGATATTTGCATTCTTTTATATCCAAGTGCAACAATTCAACGCAACATATTATGTATTATAGGTCAAGTATTTTAAGGGTTTACTAGTAAAAGTTATAGAAATACAACCATATAAAACCATATAGAGTATTTTTTTTAGCTTACTGGGTGGTATGGTTTGGAATGAGAGAGCGACACTAATATTATTCTTAGTTATCTTCTAACATTTCCTGGATAACCTCAACCAATAAAAGAAATCATATTAAATACATTGCATAGATTCTATAATGTGTATACTAAAGGTTACAAACATAAAGGGAGAGTAATGAAGGAAGAAAATATTATTTGTTTTAGTTGTAATAAAAATATTACAGAAGAAATGAAAAAATATGAAGAGTTGAAAAAAACTTATTCATATAATTATTATAAAGAATATGACTTAACCAAACCAATGGGTAAAAGAATTACTTATATTTATAATTGTAGAAATTGTTTTTCTGTTGGTAACTGGTTAGATAAAAAAAATAAACAATATGGAAAGTTAAAGGGAGAGTAATGAAAGACATACAAAAAAAATCAAATGACTTCGGTCATAACTTTATTGCAGGGATCACAAAAGAATTAGATCAACTGGATAAAGAATTAAATAAAGATAATCCAGATAATAATGTTATTGATGAATTAGAAGAATCAGCAACAAC